GGGCTAAGTCTGTTTATAGTAATGGTTGTATTGCCGCCAATGTAAGCCGCCGCACAATTTACCTCGCTTGGTGTGCTTGCTGTGCCGGTTTGAACTGTGGTGCTGTCCGTCCAAGTGGCTTTATATTTTCCTCCTACTTGCCCGTAGCCGCTCCAAGAAATAGTGATTTTCTTATCTATGCCGCGCCCGTGCTGAACAACTATTGTTTTAGGTTCGCCGCCTGATATAGCATCTTGGCCAGGGTTTCTTGTTTGCCCATACCAAACGCCATAGGTATCGGAACTTGTCGGGTTGTCAGTAGCGCTAATAGTAAAGGTACCATCGGTTAGATAATATTGGCTAACCATATAATCCCACGCCATATCCCACGGTGGTTTGGTTTGTAGCTTCGTTATAAGAAGTCGTGTATTTCAACCAAACATAGTAATTATGATATTGGTTATATGAGCCTGTTGTTTTCCATTCAGCCATTTTCCTCCCTCCTTAGTTGCCTATCCAGAAGCAACCGGTTCTGTCGCTGCCGTAGTCCTCAAAGCGGCTGTTATTGCCGATTATCAAGTAAGTTGTCGCGTGGAGGTTAGTAGCATTTACTCCGGTATTGTCAGCGGTTAGAACTTCCTCATTATTGCGGAAAATGCTCATTCCATCCTCGTCAATGTTAGTTGTCATTTCGCTATCTGACTTACTGATAGTCAAACCATCATCATCGAATTTGAACCCTGTTGAAGTAATAACCTTGTCAGTGCCTTTTGCTATTTCGGTTGAAATGGCGAGATTGATTTCATCGCTCGTCATTGTGGCATCAACTTTTTTAGTGAGCGTTTCAAATTGCTCGGCGTTGCTTTGATTCTGTTGGTTTATATTGTCCTGTAAATTGGCAAGGTTGTTTGTCAAATCTGTTTGGTTCTGAACAACGCTTGATACAGTAGCGGAAATTGAATTTTGCGTGAGTTGCAGCTGTGCTATCTTTTCGTTGTAGCCCTCCACAGAGGACGCAAGCAACGTAATTTCTTTATTTTGCTTATCAACGCGGGCATAGGTTTGCTTTATCACGTCGCCAATGCTTGTGGGATTGCTTTCAGTTTCCGCGCTGTTCTCGTCGTATTTCCAAAGTGTTTGTTCGGTGAGCGCGCCATCATATTTGAGAGTGTCATTCAGCACGAAAGAAGTGAGCGTCCCGTTATCCCTTGTCTCAATGTCGATTTTATCGCCAATTTCAAGCGCAGGATTTCCTCGCCAAGAACAATCAAAAATATCAATCGTAATGTCGCCTATTGCGGTAATAGCGTTATGAACAAGGGTTCCAATGTCGTCCCGCAATTCCCAAAACGCATTATCCCGCACATATTGAGTTGAGCCTATTTGTGTAGTGCTTTCGCTCACATTATCGCCCAATTCATTCGCGCTACAAATTGTCTGAAGTCTGCGCCCTTCGCCGCTCTTGAGTGTGATGTATTTCGACTTTGTAAGAGTTTCAACCGCAGCGCCGCTCTTGTCGAGCATCTTGAAGCATAGCTCATTGTCAGAGTTTATAAAATAAATGGTTTGTGTGGCCTCGGCTACATCGTCAAGCGCATCGCGCAGGGTTTCAGTTCCCTCAAAATTTGCGCCATTATCATAGCTCAATGTAAAGCCGTCAGCACCGCTAACAGTAATGCCAAGCACAGCGCCAACAGCCTCGCAAAACTCCTTTATGGTGTAAGGCTTAGTAAGCGTCAATTCGCTAACTGTGTGTTCTGTGGCGCTATACAATGCGTCGTAAGCCGTTATAGAAAGCTCATTAGTGTTTTCATCTCTGTGTGTTTCACTAACGTAAAATGTAGGATAGCCCGCGTATTCGATGGTTCCGTCATTTTCTTGGACGCCTATACCCATAACGATTGAGTCAGCGGTTGATACAGTCAGTGCGCGCTCCATATCAATCAAGTGTATATTCAGCCTTTGACAAATACCGAACCCGAAAAATTTACCGTCCTCGCCTACACGCTGAATGTCAAAACTGATTATCTTATCTGTTCCGGTATAAATAGCACTCAAGGCAGAGTTCTCATAAAACTCTGCCTTGGCTTTTATCTTGCGGACAGAAGAATAAATCGCTGAAGAAAAGACTTCTGTCATATTCAGCACATTTTATCCCTCCTGTTTATAGTTCTGTGAATTTTAGTTTCATCGCCTTGTAAAATACGTTTGACGCCTGAATCGTATAATAATCAACATCACTTGACGGAATGATACAACTGACGCCGGTTTCCATCTGGTTCGTTTCTGGATTGCGAAAACTAACGCTCACACTAAACGCCTTTATAGCGCCAAGTAAAGACGCCATAACGGTAGAATTGAGAGGGATAATTTCAACCTCAATAACGCGCTTAGTATTGATATAATCTACCACAGTATCGCAATTCGCGTTTGTTTGCGCGGTATAGTTCGCGCTTGAGCTGATTGTCAGCCCGCTTACATAGGCGCTGAAATCCGTATCTCCTATCTTGAAGTAGCTCATCTGAACCCTCCTTACGCCAAATTGAGTCCCAAATTCCCCGTCTGACGGGTAAGGGCGTTTATGCTGTCAATGGTGGTTTCCGCAAATGTCTTGCCATCAACCTGTAAGACAATGCGGCTTCCGGTTCCCATTCGTGCGGACAACTTATCCGCTATCTTATCGAGCCATTCAGTGTTGTTTTCAAGCGGAACAACAGCCTCAGCTCCTGCTTCGCCAATACCCTGTAATCCGTTCCCATAACCGAAAAGTGTGGGCTTATCGAAAACACCGCCCTTTGCGTTCCACGAAATCGAGAATTTAGGCACACTCGGCGGAGTTAGGCTAAACTTGCCGGTTATCGAGATATGGGGCATTTTGAGCTTAGGCAAGCTCCAACTAAAATTGAAAAAGCTCTTGATTTTATCAATTATCTCTTTGACTTTATCCCTAGCCGCGCCCAGAATCTCGCCGAACTTGTCTCTAATGGCGCTCAGTTTTCCGCCTGTCAAACCATCTATGACGTTGAACATATCAGAGAAAACCGATTTCACGCCAGTGCTTATAGCGGCAACAGCGCCTTTGATACCGCCGCCAGCTTCGTTATAGGCGTCTTTCATTTCGCTCAGTTTTCCTTGCGCATACTCTTTTGCGGCGCTCACGGCGTTATTCATAGTTTCTTTGATTTGGCTGAATTTCTCGCTAACCTTGGATTTGATATCCTCTACCTTTTCGCTAATGGCATCTTTCATCTTGCCAAACCACTCTTTGACGCTCTCGACGGCGCTTGAAACAGCATTTACGATAGCGTCCCACGCCTTTTTACAGGCTTCTTTGATTTCATCCCAATGCTTGATACATGCCACAATAATCGCAATAACCGCCGCAATAGCAGCCACGACGAGAATGTAAGGCGCTAACGCTATCATTGTAGCAGCCGCGTTAGCAAGCCACGCCGTTGTAGAGGCAACCAGCCCCGCAATAAGGGCGGGTATCTGTGCTATCAATCCAGCGTGTGCGATATTATAAGCGGCGACAGCCACAACAATAATTCCTATGGCAATAGCCACAGCCGTCAGTATGCCGGATATCACACCCCAGTTATCAATTATGTATGTCGCTACATTTTCAATGGCATTGATTATATTGTTGAGAACTTCGACAACTATCGGCGCGATAGTATTAGCAAATTGTTCTATGTAAGGCGCTACTTTTTCTAACCCCTCAGACGCTAAATTTATTAGCGCCGTAATCAACGGGGAAATTGCTTCAGCTATCCCAGCTAAAGCTGCCCTAAAACGCTCATTAGCCTCGTTGTATGCTAACAGCTTTGCGGCGTTTTCCTCATAGGCGGCAGCGGAGTCCTTATATTGAGAATTCAGAGTCTCTGTTATAAGTTGCTGACGCTCCTGTTCAGAATTACACGCGGCAAGTTGTTCGTTGAACTCGTCCTCACTTATACCCGCCCAATTCAACGCGTCAGCAAGAACGCCCACAACCTTACCTGTTTTAGCGGTTTCATTAGCGGCCTCTGTCAAGCCCTCAATAGGTAAGCTATCACCGAATGTCGCATATACGCCTTCACAAATAGTCGTCCATTGGGCTAATTCCTGTTCAGTATTGCACAGCAAAGACAAATGGTTCGCCGCTTCGACAGCTTGCGCACTGTCGCCTAAAACTCTTTGCAAGCCTTGATATGTATTTGTTGCGGCTTCAGCACTAAAGCCGGCTTGTTCAAATGCCGTTGATAATTTGGCCTGTCCGGTTCTATATTCCTCGGTGGATTTTACAAGAGCAATACCGGCAACAGTAGCCGCCGCAACTGCTTTTATAAACTTCTTTATGGCACCTACAAGAGCCTCACCGAACTTCTTAGCCGTCTTTATAATGCTGCCGCCCATTTTCTTTATGTTGTCCTTTGCGTTGGAACTCGCGTTTTTTACTTGCTCTTTGAAAGATTTCACCGAATTTTTAGCTTCATTCATTGCCTTTTTCAAAGGTGCGGTTTCCGCGCGAATTATTACTTTTAGTTCCTCATTCAAACTTGCTCCCTCCTTTCCCGAAATTTTTTATTGAAAGCATCGGCAAATTGTTTGAACCGTAATGCGGATAATTCATCTTGTTTCTCTTGCCGCTGTTCCTCGATTTCCTTTTTATCGAAAAACGCGGGATATACTTCTTCTATCGGCGGCATTGATACTGATTTACTATAAATGCGGCTAACACTCACGCCCACCAATTCAGCGAGCTTGTAATCAAAAATTGCCTTTTCTTGTGAGCGCTGTTTCTGAACTCGTTTCTTGCTTTCTATGTAGCGGAATATTTCGGCAATTGTCATATTCCAAAACTCATATTCAGAAAGTCCCCAATCCATAGCATTATCAAGCATCTCATAAATTCGCTTGCTAAATAAAACGGGGACAGAACTGTTGTCAGCTCCGCC